GCCCCGAGCTTAGCGAAGCGGAACAGTTGGCCCATGCCGCAGATAGTCCAAGACGCAGGAAAGACAACGAAGTAGTAGGGTCAGATATAAGAAGACCTAAACCACTAAGCCCACGTCAGGTTCTCTTTTGTCAGAGGGTCATACAGGGGGACAGCCTAAGGTCAGCGTACAGGAATGCCTATGGCAACGACACAGGATCAGATGCAAGTATCAGTGCATCAGCAAACAAGCTGATGAAAGATCCAAGGGTGAAAAAGATCCTCGAGGAAGCTTGGGAAGAGACAGTGGAACATCTCTCTGAAGACCTTGCCGCAAGCAAAAGGTATGTGCTGAAAGGACTGTTGGCACTAAGCAAAGGAGCTAAGCAGGAAGGTACGAAACTAAAAGCTCTAGAACTAATGGGAAAGGCCGCAGGACTGTTTACACCTACAGAGGTGCAAGACAAGGCAGTGATCACCGCAGAACAATTGAAGAAGGAACTTGCAGGACACCTCAGGTTGTTAGACCAAGCCAAGGCCAGTGTCATTGACGTAGACATGAAGAGTTTAAACACTGAACGTTTAAACGAAGACCCAGCAGAACTGTGATTTGATGCGGTGTGTGGCGGATGTGAGTACACACATTAGCCGTGCCCCACCCGTCCCCGACCCCCACTTGTGGCGAGGCGACACCCCTCCCGCGTTTACGCTCTAATCCACTCTCTCAAATATGTCCCACAGAACACCCCCCCTTTCATTTCCATTTTAGACCCCCGGGGGGTATATATATTTTTCAAAAACATGTTGCGAACGTTCGTATTTGCGTTTAAACTATGTGAATGACGGAGCGCAGAAAGTTAGTGTTGGAGTTCATACGTGCTTATGTTAAGTTGCACGGAGTATCTCCTTCGTATGAAGTTATTGCCAAAGGGATTGGATTGAACTCTAAGTCAAACATTCATAGGATTGTCCACCGCCTGAAGGCGGATGGACATCTTGTGACCAAGCCGTATAAGTTTCATGCTATTAAGTTAGTGGACACTTCGGCAAAAGAGGTTATGAAGCTATGAGCTTATTAACCCACGCAGAAATATCTAAGTACTTGAGTATGGTTCCCAAGGCTTCGCCAGAGAACCGTGCAAAAATACAGATGCTTTTGGAGATGGATAGGATTGAACGGAGCAAGGAGTCATTCTTGTATTTTGTGACTCAGATGTGGCCTGTGTTTATATCTGGGGCACATCATAAGATCATGGCTGATGCTTTTGAGAGGGTTGCTAATGGTGAGCTTAAGAGGTTGATCATTAACATGCCTCCCCGGCATACCAAGTCAGAGTTTGCTTCTTTCCTGTTGCCTGCGTGGTTTTTAGGCAAGTTCCCTCATAAGAAGATCATTCAGACTGCACACACGGCAGAGCTTGCTGTAGGATTTGGACGAAAGGTTAGGAATCTTGTATCTTCAGAACAGTATCAAAAGGTTTTTCCGACAAAGTTATCTAGTGATTCGAAGGCCGCTGGTAGGTGGAACACTCATTTGGGGGGTGACTATTTTGCTATCGGTGTTGGGGGCGCTGTTACAGGTAAGGGCGCAGATCTATTAATCATTGATGACCCGCATTCGGAGCAAGAAGCAAAGCAATCTAACCCCGCAGTGTTTGATGGGGTGTATGAATGGTTCACATCCGGCCCGCGTCAGCGTTTACAGCCCGGAGGAGCCATCATTATTGTGATGACTCGGTGGTCTAAAAAAGATTTAACAGGTCAAATCCTTAAGAATTCCGTAAAAGATGGTGTAGATCAGTGGGAAGTGATTGATTTCCCGGCGATTATGCCTAATGGGAACCCTCTGTGGCCCGGTTTTTGGTCTAAAGATGCTCTAGAAGCTCTGAAATCAGAGCTCCCAGTGGCTAAATGGGAAGCTCAGTACCAACAAAACCCCACATCTGAAGAAGGTGCAATCATTAAACGGGAGCAATGGCAGATTTGGGACTCAGACAGACCGCCATCTTGTGAATACATCATCCAATCATGGGATACAGCCTTTGAAAAGAACAATCGGGCCGACTATTCAGCTTGTACAACGTGGGGTGTCTTCCAACATCCCAACAAACATGGTGATTTGAAGCCAAACATCATCCTTCTTGATGCGTTAAAGGCAAGGATGGAGTTCCCAGAACTCAAGTCTAAGGCTTTAGAGATGTGGAAGGAATGGGAGCCTGATACATTGATCGTTGAGAAACGCGCAGCTGGCGCTCCGCTGATCTATGAGATGAGAAAGATGGGTATTCCAATGTCGGAGTTTACGCCGGGCAAAGGAAACGATAAGATCAGCCGTGTAAACGCCATCTCAGACCTGTTTGCTTCAGGAATTGTGTGGTGTCCTGAAACCCGGTGGGCGGAAGAAGTGATGGATGAGCTTGCTTCTTTCCCTAACGGGGATCACGACGACCTTGTTGACTCAAGCAGTCAGGCTTTGATGCGGTTTCGCTTAGGGGGTTTCATCTCTATTGATTCTGACGAACAAGATGAGCCCATTTACCACCGCAGAAAAGTAGAGTATTACTAAGGAATATTATGATTTCACAATCACTGAGCCAAGCACCTATGGGTTTAAACGATCTGGAGACCGATGATTCTCCAGCAATTGAAATTGAGATTGTTAATCCAGAAGGCGTAAAGCTTGACATGGATGGACTTGAGATTGACTTAATGCCAGATGAAAATGAGGAAGGCTTTAGCGATAACCTCGCAGAATATATTGATGAAGGCGAACTTCAGAAGATTGCCAGTGATTTAATTGAAATGGTCGACGCAGATATCAACTCAAGGAAAGATTGGGTTGATATGTACGTTAAAGGTCTTGATGTTTTAGGAATGAAGTATGAAGAAAGAACTGAACCTTGGCTCGGAGCCTGTGGAGTATTCTCAACCGTCCTTACGGAAGCGGCTGTTCGCTTCCAGAGTGAAACGATTATTGAAACGTTTCCGGCGCAAGGCCCGGTTAAGACTGAAATTATTGGTGCTATTGATAAACTTAAAGAAGAAGCAGCCGAGCGTGTCAGAGATGATATGAACTATAGATTAACAGAAGGTATGCCTGAGTATCGACCAGAGCATGAACGCCTTCTGTATTCTTTAGGATTAGCTGGAGCAGCATTTAAAAAGGTTTATTACGATCCAACCTTGGGTCGTCAGGCATCTATATTTGTTCCCGCAGAAGATGTTGTTATTCCTTATGGTGCTTCTAGTGCCATGACATCAGAGCGCGTAACTCATATTATGCGCAAGACAAAAAATGATATCCGTAAATTACAAGTATCGGGTTTCTACTTAGATTGTGAATTGGGTGAACCATTACAGTTTTACACCGACGTTGAAAAGAAAAAAGCCGAAGACCAAGGCTATAACTTAAATGATGATAATAGATATCAAATCTTTGAGATCCATATTGATTATGATCTGCCCGGTTATGAAGATGAAGACGGTATTGCTCTTCCATATGTAATCACATTAGAGCGCGGCACAAATGAAATCTTAGCCATCCGCAGGAACTGGGATGAAGAAGATAAACATAAGATTAAACGTCAGCACTTTGTTCAGTACACATATGTTCCCGGGTTTGGTGCTTACGGTCTTGGACTGATTCATTTGATCGGTGGATATGCCCGTGCAGGCACATCTTTAATCCGTCAATTAGTGGATGCAGGAACATTATCTAACCTGCCCGGCGGTCTTAAAACTCGAGGTCTGCGTATTAAAGGAGATGACACTCCAATCCAGCCCGGTGAGTTTAGGGATGTGGATGTTCCTTCCGGCTCCGTCAAAGAAAACATTATGACGTTGCCATATAAAGAGCCATCACAGACTCTTTTGCAATTGTTAAATCAAATCACAGACGAAGGTCGACGCCTTGGATCAATCGCAGATATGAATATCAGCGATATGTCTGCAAACGCTCCAGTTGGAACCACATTGGCTTTGCTTGAAAGACAGCTTAAAACAATGTCGGCGGTGCAAGCTCGCGTTCATTATTCAATGAAACAAGAGTTTAAACTGTTAAAAGAAATTATTCGGGACTACATGCCCGATGATTATGAGTACACACCTGTATTTGGAAGTCCTCAAGCCAAGCGTGAAGACTATGACATGGTGGATGTTATCCCTGTGTCCGACCCGAATTCAGCCACGATGGCTCAAAGGATTATGCAGTACCAAGCTGTTATTCAGCTGGCTCAGGGCGCTCCCCAAATTTATAACCTGCCCGTCCTGCACCGTCAGATGATTGAAGTTCTTGGAATAAAGAACGCAGACAAATTGGTTCCCGTGGATGAAGACCAAACTCCTAGAGATCCAATCTCTGAGAACATGTCATTCCTTACAGGTAAACCAACCAAAGCATTTATCTACCAAGACCACGATGCTCACATTGCTGTGCATACATCAATGATGCAGGATCCTGCGGTGATGGGTCAGATTGGTCAAAACCCTATGGCTCAGCAAATGCAAGCTGCAATCATGGCACACGTAGCTGAACACGTAGCCTTCCAATACCGCACAAAAATTGAGCAGCGTCTTGGTGCTACCTTACCGAAACCTGACACACAAATGTCAGAAGAGACGGAAGTTCAGTTGTCTAAACTTGTTGCTCAGGCCGCAACTCAGCTCCTTCAAATTGACAAAAATGAAGCAGCTCAGAAGCAAGCCCAACAGCAAATGCAGGATCCTGTTGTTCAAATGCAACAACAAGAATTGCAAATCAAACAACAAGATGCGCAGACCAAAGCGCAAAAAGTTCAAGGTGATTTGGCAATTAAACAAGCCGAGCTTCAGCTTAAGACTCAGCAGATGCAATCTCAACAGGGTGAAAACCCCGCAGTTGCTGCACAACGTGCACAGCAGGAGATCGCAGTTGAGGCAATGAAACATCAAGC